CGACCGGGCAGGGGCAGAAGTCTGCAGGAGATACCAGTTTTACGCTGGCCTGGAAACCGGGAGAAGAAGGTCAGAAAGGGCTTATAGGCTGGTTTGAAAGCGGGGATGTGCGGGCCTATAAAATCCGTTTCCCGAACGGCACGGTGGATGTGTTCCGTGGCTGGGTCAGCAGTATCGGTAAGGCCGTAACGGCGAAGGAAGTGATCACCCGCACGGTGAAAGTGACCAACGTGGGTAAACCTTCTGTGGCGGAAGAACGCAGCGAAATTACGCCGGTCACTGCGATTAAGGTGACGCCGACATCTGGTACGGTGGCAAAAGGGAAAACAACAACCCTGACGGTTTCTTTTGAGCCGGAAAGTGCAACCGACAAGACGTTCAGAGCGGTTTCCGCCGATCCGTCAACGGGAACCATTGCTGTGAAAGATATGGCGATCACTGTGACGGGGGTTAAGGCTGGAAAAGTGAGTATCCCCGTGATTTCCGGTAATGGTCAGTTTGCCACGGTAGCTGAAGTCACCGTTACTGAAGCGGGCGCTGCAGGGTAAACGGAGGTCATACATGTTTCTGAAAACAGAACAATTTGAATATAACGGTGTGTCTGTCACGCTTTCCGAATTGTCTGCGCTGCAGCGTATTGAGCATCTTGCCCTCCTGAAACGGCGTGCAGAACAGGCAGAATCCAGCGGCAACCTGCAGGTAAGCGTGGAAGATCTCGTCAGAACCGGCGCGTTTCTGGTGGCGATGTCCCTGTGGCATAACCATCCGCAGAAAACGGGGTCACCGTCAATGAATGAGGCCGTGATGCAGATTGAGCAGGAAGTCCTGACCACCTGGCCTGCTGATGCCATTGCCCGGGCGGAAGATGTGGTGTTGCGTCTGTCCGGGATGAGCGGGCCTGTTCATGTGGATACGGATATCACCGAAGTGGCGAAAAATAACGCGCTGACTGATGATGATTTTTCTGCGGGAAAGTCTTCGACGGCGAGCTGAATTTTGCCCTCAGACTGGCGCGTGAGATGGGGAGGCCTGACTGGCGCGCCATGCTTGCCGGGATGACATCCACCGAATATGCCGACTGGCGACATTTTTACCGCATGCATTATTTTCACGATACCCAGCTGGATATGCATTTTTCCGGGCTGACGTACGCTGTACTCAGCCTGTTTTTTTGCGATCCGGATATGCATCCCTCTGATTTCAGTCTGCTTGTCCCCCGGCATGAGGAAGAGCAGGTGGAGAGGCCGGATGAGGACAAAATGCTGATGCAGAAAGCGGCAGGACTTGCCGGAGGCGTCCGGTTCGGTGGGGACGGAGGGCGCGATATTTTATCGTCTGCGGATGTGGCGGATGTCATGGTGGATGATGCCGCATTAATGATGGCTTCAGCGGGGATTCCGGGAGGTGTGAGATATGTCCCAGCCGGTTGGTGATCTTGTTATTGACCTGAGTCTGGATGCTGTCCGTTTCGATGAGCAGATGAGCCGGGTAAGGCGTCATTTTTCAGGTCTGGATACCGACGTCAGAAAAACCGCCAGTGCTGTTGAACAGGGCCTGAGCCGCCAGGCGCTGGCTGCACAAAAAGCCGGGATTTCCGTCGGGCAGTATAAAGCGGCCATGCGAACCCTGCCCGCACAGTTTACGGATATCGCCACGCAGCTTGCCGGTGGTCAGAATCCCTGGCTGATCCTGCTGCAACAGGGCGGTCAGGTGAAGGACTCCTTCGGCGGGATGATCCCCATGTTCAGGGGGCTTGCCGGTGCGATCACCCTGCCGATGGTCGGGGTCACCTCGCTGGCGGTGGCGACAGGTGCGCTGGTGTACGCCTGGTACCAGGGAGATTCCACGCTTTCAGCGTTTAATAAAACCCTGGTTCTTTCCGGTAATCAGTCCGGACTGACTGCCGATCGTATGCTGACTCTCTCAAGAGCCGGGCAGGCAGCAGGGCTGACGTTTAACCAGGCGAGAGAGTCACTGGCAGCCCTGGTGAATGCCGGTGTGCGTGGTGGTGAACAGTTTGATGCCATCAACCAGAGTGTCGCGCGTTTTGCGTCTGCATCCGGTGTGGAGGTGGATAAAGTCGCTGAAGCCTTCGGGAAGCTGACCACCGACCCTACGTCGGGGCTGATTGCGATGGCGCGCCAGTTCCGTAACGTGACGGCAGAGCAGATTGCGTATGTTGCGCAGCTGCAGCGTTCCGGTGATGAGGCCGGGGCCTTACAGGCGGCGAACGATATCGCCACGAAAGGCTTTGATGAGCAGACCCGTCGCCTGAAAGAAAACATGGGGACACTGGAGACCTGGGCGGATAAAACCGGGAAGGCATTCAAATCGATGTGGGATGCCATTCTGGATATCGGTCGTCCTGAGTCCTCAGCGGATATGCTCGCCAGTGCGCAGAAGGCATTTGATGAGGCGGATAAAAAATGGCAGTGGTACCAGAGCCGGAGCCAGCGCCGCGGTAAAACCTCCTCTTTCCGGGCCAACCTTCAGGGCGCATGGAATGACCGGGAAAATGCCCGTCTGGGGCTGGCAGCGGCCACGCTGCAGTCGGATATGGAAAAAGCCGGTGAACTGGCCGCCAGGGACCGGGCCGAACGGGACGCATCACAGCTGAAGTATACCGGAGAGGCGCAGAAGGCGTATGAGCGTCTGCTGACGCCGCTGGAGAAATATACCGCCCGTCAGGAAGAACTGAATAAGGCACTGAAAGACGGGAAAATCCTGCAGGCAGATTACAACACGCTGATGGCGGCGGCGAAAAAGGACTATGAAGCGACGCTGAAAAAGCCGAAACAGTCCGGCGTGAAGGTGTCTGCGGGCGATCGTCAGGAAGACAGTGCTCATGCTGCCCTGCTGACGCTTCAGGCAGAACTCCGGATGCTGGAGAAGCATGCCGGAGCGAATGAGAAAATCAGCCAGCAGCGTCGCGATTTATGGAAAGCGGAAAATCAGTATGCGGTCCTGAAAGAGGCAGCCACGAAACGGCAGTTATCTGAGCAGGAAAAATCCCTGCTGGCCCATGAGAAAGAGACGCTGGAGTACAAACGCCAGCTGGCTGAGCTGGGAGACAAAGTTGAACACCAGAAACGGCTGAATCAGCTGGCACAGCAGGCTGCGCGGTTTGAGCAGCAGCAGGGCGCGAAGCAGGCGGCAATCAGTGCCCAGGCGCGGGGCCTCACCGACCGTCAGGCGCAGCGGGAGTCGGAAGAGCAGCGCCTTCGTGACGTGTACGGTGATAATCCGGATGCGCTGGCGAAGGCCACATCTGCACTGAAGAACACCTGGTCTGCGGAGGAGCAGCTTCGTGGAAGCTGGATGGCCGGTCTGAAGTCCGGCTGGGGCGAGTGGGCAGAAAGTGCGACGGACAGTTTTTCGCAGGTTAAAAGCGTGGCCACGCAGACCTTTGACGGTATTGCACAGAATATGGCAGCGATGCTGACCGGCAGCGAACAGAACTGGCGTGGTTTCACCCGTTCTGTGCTCTCCATGCTGACAGAGATTTTTCTGAAGCAGGCGATGGTGGGGATAGTCGGGAGTATCGGCAGCGCCATTGGCGGTGCTTTCGGTGGTGGTGCGTCTGCCTCCACGGGGACGGCCATTCAGGCTGCGGCGGCGAACTTCCATTTCGCGACCGGGGGATTTACGGGGACGGGGGGTAAATATGAACCTGCGGGAATTGTTCATCGCGGGGAGTTTGTCTTCACGAAGGAAGCAACCAGCCGGATTGGCGTCGGCAACCTGTACCGCCTGATGCGGGGCTATGCGGAAGGTGGTTATGTGGGCGGTGCCGGAAGTCCGGCGCAGATGCGGCGGGCTGAAGGCATTAATTTTAATCAGAACAATCACGTGGTGATTCAGAACGATGGTACGAATGGTCTGCCAGGTCCACAGATGATGAAGGCAGTGTATGACATGGCCCGCAAGGGTGCCCGTGATGAAATTCAGACACAGATGCGTGATGGTGGCCTGTTCTCCGGAGGTGGACGATGAAAACCTTCCGCTGGAAAGTGAAACCCGGTATGGATGTGGCTTCGGCCCCTTCTGTAAGAAAGGTGCGCTTTGGTGATGGTTATTCCCAGCGAGCGCCTGCCGGGCTGAATGCCAACCTGAAAACGTACAGCGTGACGTTTTCTGTTCCCCGTTGGGAGGCCACGGCGCTTGAGTCGTTTCTGGCTGAGCACGGAGGCTGGAAGGCCTTTCTGTGGACGCCGCCTTATGGTTACAGGCAGATAAAGGTGACCTGCGCAAAATGGTCGTCGCAGGTCAGTATGTTGCGTGTTGAGTTCAGCGCAGAGTTTAAACAGGTGGTGAACTGATGCAGGATATCCGGCAGGAAACACTGAATGAATGCACCCGTGCGGAGCAGTCGGCCAGCGTGGTGCTCTGGGAAATCGATCTGACAGAGGTCGGTGGAGAACGTTATTTTTTCTGTAATGAGCAGAACGAAAAAGGTGAGCCGGTCACCTGGCAGGGGCGACAGTATCAGCCGTATCCCATTCAGGGGAGTGGTTTTGAACTGAATGGCAAAGGCACCAGTACGCGCCCCACGCTGACGGTTTCTAACCTGTACGGTATGGTCACCGGGATGGCGGAAGATCTGCAGAGTCTGGTCGGCGGAACGGTGGTCCGGCGTAAGGTTTACGCCCGTTTTCTGGATGCGGTGAACTTCGTCAACGGAAACAGTGACGCCGATCCGGAGCAGGAGGTGATCAGCCGCTGGCGCATTGAGCAGTGCAGCGAACTGAGCGCGGTCAGTGCCTCCTTTGTACTGTCCACGCCGACGGAAACGGACGGCGCTGTTTTTCCGGGACGTATCATGCTGGCCAACACCTGCACCTGGACCTATCGCGGCGGTGAGTGCGGTTATCACGGTCCGGCGGTCGCGGATGAATATGACCAGCCAACGTCCGATATCACGAAGGATAAATGCAGCAAATGCCTGAGCGGTTGTAAGTTTCGCAATAACGTCGGCAACTTTGGCGGCTTCCTTTCCATTAACAAACTTTCGCAGTAAATCCCATGACAGAGACAGAATCAGCGATTCTGGCGCACGCCCGGCGATGTGCGCCAGCGGAGTCGTGCGGCTTCGTGGTGAGAACGCCGGAGGGGGAAAGATATTTTCCCTGCGTGAATATTTCCGGTGAGCCGGAGGATTATTTCCGGATGGCTCCGGAGGACTGGCTGCAGGCAGAGATGCAGGGTGAGATTGTGGCGCTGGTCCACAGCCACCCCGGTGGTCTGCCCTGGCTGAGTGAGGCTGACCGGCGGTTGCAGGTGCAGAGTGATTTGCCGTGGTGGCTGGTCTGCCGGGGGGCGATTCACAAGTTCCGCTGTGTGCCACATCTTACCGGGCGGCGCTTTGAGCACGGGGTGACGGACTGTTACACGCTGTTCCGGGACGCTTACCATCTGGCGGGGATTGAGATGCCGGATTTTCATCGTGAGGATGACTGGTGGCGTAACGGTCAGAATCTCTATCTGGATAATCTGGAGGCCACAGGGCTGTATCAGGTGCCGTTGTCAGCGGCGCAGCCGGGCGATGTGCTGCTGTGCTGTTTTGGTTCAT